GAGATTAAAAACAATGTTAAATAATTTTACACTTTACGATATGGCAAGACAAATTGAAAACCATATCAAATACAATTCAGAAAAAGAAGATTTTACAAAAACTTTGGAACAAAAAATCAATAATTTAGTTAAATATATTAAGGAGAATAAATAATGATTACAAAATTATATTCAGTTAAAGATAAAAAAGTAGGCTACATGAACACATGGGCAGAACTAAATGATAATGCAGCTAAAAGAGATTTTGGCGATGCAATAAATGATGAAAGAAGCACACTAAACAAGCACCCATATGATATGGAACTATGGAGAGTTGGAACATGGAACGATGAAACAGCAGAACTAATAAGCGACATTGAATATCTTGCAAGTGGTGTAGACTTCTACAAAGAAAACACAAAAAAGGAGAAAAAAGAAGAAAATGTCGGAGAAACCACAGAATAACGAAATATTCTACACACCAAGCGGTGAAAAAGTAATAAAAACATACCAAGAAGTAATCGACAAAGACACAGGCTATACACACCTAGAAGAAACAGGCGAAACAAATATTTATGAAAAAATACAATCATTCAAAGATGAAACAGATCTACATAAAATCATGGAAAGATGCGCATATGGAGATTACAGCGGACTACAAGCTAGACAAACAAGCTATGGAGACTTTACAAATATCAATAAATCAATAAATGAAATCAACCAAATTCAAAGAGAAAGTCAAAGAGCTTTTGATAACTTGACCGCAGAAGAACAACAAAAAGTTCTTGATATTATCAATGGAACACAAAAACAAGAAGAAAAAGTCGAAACACAACCACAAGAAGAAACCAAAAAAGGAGTAAACTACGATGAATAGAGAAACAGAAAGCCATTTTTCCCTAGCACCAACAATCGAAGCACCTAGAAGCATTTTTGACCGCAGTAACCAAATAAAAACAAGTTTTAACGCAGGAGACCTTGTACCAATCGAAGTTTGGAACGATGTTATGCCAGGCGACACAATACAAATGAACATTGCAGAAATTATAAGAATGACAAGCGCATTAAAAACACCAGTAATGGACAATGCATATCTTGATATTTATTTCTTCTTTGTACCAAATAGACTAGTAAACAGCAACTGGGAAAAATTTATGGGCGAAAATGACAACCCATGGGCACAGACAACAGCATACACAATTCCAAAAATAAACGCACCAAGTTCAACAGGTTGGAAAACAGGAACAATAGCAGATTATATGGGAATACCAACAAAAGTTGCAGGAATAGCAGTAGATAGACAACCATTTAACGCTTATTGCAAAATTTATAACGATTATTTCAGAGATGAAAACGTAAACTATGCACTATCATTTGATAAATCAACATATGCAAGCAACCTAACAGGAAGCAACGGAACAACACCAGTAACTGATTGCGCATTAGGTGGTATGCCAGCAAAAGTCAACAAATTTCATGACTACTTCACAAGCGCACTACCAAGTCCACTTAAAAATGCAAGCGCAGGAGTAAGCCTACCACTAGGAAAGACAGCACCAGTAGGTATGGATACAAGTGGAAACTATCCACTAACTTTAAGTACTAATCCAGATATTACAAATCCAAAAGGTATTGGTTCAACAACAAATATAAATGCAACATATGAAGTATTAATAAAAAATGGACTTAACCCAGGACTTGGAACAATAATGTACGCAGATTTACAACAAGCAACAGCAGCTACAATTGGACAACTTTATCAAGCAATGGCATTACAAAGAATGTATAACCTAGATGCACTAGGCGGAACAAGGTACAATGAACTTATCTATTCACACTTTGGAGTAAAATCACCAGATGCAAGACTACAAAGAAGCGAATATTTAGGCGGAAAAAGAATTGCTCTAAATAAAGAACAAGTGGAAGCAAACACAAGTGCAAGTGGACAATACCTTGGAAGCCTTGGTGCATACTCACTTACAGGCGATAAAGAAAATATATTTACATATTCAGCACAAGAATTTGGAATTCTACTTTGTTTAGCAAGTGTAAGATGTGAACACTCATATCAACAAGGCTTAAATAAAGAATGGACAAGAACAACAAGAGAAGACTTATACTTCCCAGCATTAGCAAACATTTCAGAACAACCTATATATAACTATGAAATCTACGCACAAGGAACAAGCACAGACAACCAGGTATTTGGATACCAAGAAGCATGGGCAAGTTATAGATATAAACCAAGCAGAGTAACAGGACAAATGAGAAGCAACGCAACAGGAACACTAGACACATGGCACTATGCAGATAATTATGCAAGCTTACCAACATTAAGTCCAACATGGATGGCAGAACCTACAACAAACCTAGACAGAACATTAGCAGTAACATCTTCAACAGCAAATCAAATTATAATGGACATTTATTTTGATACTAAATGGACAAGAGAAATGCCTATGTATTCAATTCCAGGTATTCCTGCAATGTAAAGGTGGTGAAATATGGCAGTAAATGTATATAATTTTACAACAGGAAAACAACTAGAAAAAACAAAAAAAGCAAATATAAGAGATATAACAAAAGGAATAGGAACACTTGTAAATGATATATCAGGAACAACTGCAAATAATGAATTCAGTGCAGAACAAGCAGAAATACAAAGAAATTATGAAAAAGATATGTCAAACACTGCATATCAAAGAGCAACCGCAGATATGCAAGCAGCAGGACTAAACCCAGCACTATTATATGGAAGCGGAACAGCAGCGACTACACCAGCAGGAAGCACAGCAAGCGCAGTTGCAAATGCAGGCGGACTACAAGGAATAGCAAGTGTAGTTAGTTCAGCTTCACAAGTTCTAAATGCGAAAACGAATGCATATAACTCAAAACTGAATGCAGGTAAACTAGTAGTAAGCGCATTAAGAGCTTTAGCAAGCTTAGGATAACAACTGACAACAAAAAATGTGTCAGTCAGCACCATTATATCGAGCAACAAATGGTGCTGACCTTGACACAGCAAGGTTGATTATGACATGTTATCATCCATTAAAACGCTGGGTTATAGGAACAAAAATAAATGAAAAAGGACAAGAAATTGAAAAAGCAATAATAACAAGTTATAACACAATGAACATAGAAAGCGAAAGTTTCAATTTTAAGTATTACAAAGAACATGGAAAAGAATATATAGACGAAAATTTTGAGATAATACCATGTGGTAAATGTATAGGATGTAGGCTCGAATATTCAAAACAATGGGCAATGCGCTGCATGATGGAAGCAAACCAATGGCAAAACAACTATTTTCTAACTCTAACATATGATGAAGAAAATGTCCCACACGCAAAAGGAGTTAAAGATTTTGAAACAGGCGAAATAGGGGAAGTTCTAACATTAAAAAAAGAAGATTTACAAAAATTCATGAAAAGATTAAGAATAGAATATCAAAGAAAACTAAATTGGAAAAATATAAGATTTTATGGAGTGGGAGAATACGGAACAACAACAGAAAGACCACATTATCACATTATAGCTTTCAATCTACCAATAAATGATTTAAAGTTTTGGTATATAGATAAAAAAGGTTCAAAAATTTTTAGAAGTGAATTTTTAGAAAAAATTTGGGGAAAAGGAATAGTAGCAATAGCAGACTGCACCTGGGAAACATGCGCATATGTGGCTAGATACATGATGAAAAAAATAAAAGGAAAAGAAGCAGTAGAATTATTTGAAGATACAGGAAGAATACAAGAATTTTCACTAATGAGCAGAGACCCAGGAATAGCAAAAAATTGGTATTTGAAAAACAAAGACACTATATATAAAACTGATGAAATATTTTTACCAAACAAAAAAGGAATGCAAAAAATAAAACCACCAAGATATTTTGACAATATGTATGATATTGAAGAACCAGAACTAATGGAAGCAATAAAACAAAAAAGAAAAGATAACGCAGAGACAAAAGAAAAAACTAGAATACAAATTGAAAAAATAGACAAATTAAGTTCATTGGAAAGACTTGAAAAATTGAAAATACAACAAATAGAAAGACTAAAAAGACAGAAAATATAAAAAGATAGAAATAAATTTCTATCTTTTTTTAACAAGCTTCAAATTTACAGTGAAAAAAACGCGCGCGCATATTTCAGTTTATTATACACACGCGAAAAACTACAAGTAAATTTTGAAGTGTTGCAAGCAACACACAGCAAGCCAGATTAAAAGCACTATGGGACAATTAAGCGGTGCGACCTTTAATGTTCGCACCAAAACTCAAAAGTTTATATGCAACAGCCGTTGTCAAGGGCGACAGCGTAATGTCCGCTGTTGGCGGCTGCCTGTCGCTTGTCCTTGACTACTGCTTTATGCAAGACACAAAAGGTCAAGACAACTACATAAAAAAACCACATTTAACCACAAAAAGCATAAAAATGTTTTTTCTTTTGTGCAAAATAACCAAAAAAACACTAGACAGACATAATACTTAAATGATAAATTATATGTGTAATACAAATGTATTATAAATACAAAAAGGGGGTCGAACGCGTAATGAAAGCTAAAAAAGTTTTACAGGTTCGCATAAAACAAACCACACTAAACGAACTAAAAAAAGTTGCAAACCAAAAAGAAGAAACTGTATCAGAATATGTTAGAAAGTTGTTAGAAAATCACCTGCTATCTCGCTAAACTATTCGCAAAAGCTGTCATTTACGAATGTATTACAAATATAATATAGGAGAAATATAAAAGTGTTGACAAATGTATTACAATGGGGCGGTATTGTTATTGCAGCAGCATCTATTACTATTGCTGTATATAAAGCAATCAAAGAAGGCAAAAAAGATAAACTTGTCAAACTTGCAAAAGTGGTTCAAGAAATTCCTAATGCTGTTATCGAAGCTGAGCAAATCTTGGGGAATGGGACAGGCAAAGCAAAACTTACTTATGTCCTTAATAAACTCAATATCAAATGTTTACAATTTGGAATTAAATACGATGAAACTGCACTAACACAAGAAATTGAAAATGTCCTGGCAACACCACAAAAAAAGGAGAACTAACATGGCAAAAAGAAGCGCAACTAACGCAAGGGTAGACCACTACATATTCAGTCATACAGCAGGAAGCAAGAAAAAAATAAGCATTGAACCAATGCATATGCGTGGCGGTATAAGATTATGAGCAAATTAAAAATCAAAGATAAAGAAAAATTAAAAAAAATACAATACTATATAAACAAATCACAAGAAAAAATTATGTTTACGGAGTAAAAAATGGAAATTGATGATATTTATAATTGTGAAAGATACGTAGGTCATGTTTTAACTGATTTGGAAGAATTAAATTCAATATATGAAGAATTAGATAATTTTATAAATTTACAAGAAGCTATTGGTTACTTAAATGACTTTTACTATGACTTAGAAAAACTATTAAAAATGATAAAAGGAGATTAAAAACAATGTTAAATAATTTTACACTTTACGATATGGCAAGACAAATTGAAAACCATATCAAATACAATTCAGAAAAAGAAGATTTTACAAAAACTTTGGAACAAAAAATCAATAATTTA